AGCATGCTTTAGTATCGTTAGATGAAGCTCACAGTACTAAGCTACAGCAATTAGTAAAGCTCTATGAAAACGCTCTCAGTAATGAAGCAACTCAATTTAAGAGTACATTAGTCGAGCAGCTTTCTAATTATATCGATCTTTACATTGACAAAGCAATTCCTTCACAGCAGATTAAAGAAGCTACTGAAAATGCTCGTTCGCGTAAGATCGTTAACGAAGTAAAGCGTTTGGTTGGTCTTAGTGATCAATTTGTAAATGAAAGTATTAAAGAAGCTCTTGTTGATGGTAAGAACCAAATCGACGAAGCAGTTGAACAAACCAAGAAAACCGCTACCCAACTTAAGTTAGTAACAGAAAGAGCCGAAAAAGCTGAAAAGCAAATCTTCTTAGAAAAGAAGCTTGCCAACTTCCCGTCCAATAAAAAAGAATACATGGTTCGCGTTCTTTCAGAAAAGAAAATGACTGAAATTACAGAGAACTTTAACTATGTTTCCGATTTATATGATAAGAAAGAAGAAAATGAAATCGAGACTCTTAGAGAATCCGCTCAGCCTAAAACAAAGGGTGCAGATGTTACAAGACAAGAAGAAGTAGTAAATGAATCTAAGTCTTATTCTTCTGCAGAGCATGATGGATCAGACTTTGTTTCTAAAGCTTACGTTTCAGAATTTACTAAAAAAGCGTATTAATTAGTAAATCAGATTTTTTAACAAAAGCCTCCTTTTTAGGGGGCTTTTTTTATAAGTATAGTTTCAATCGTTGAAGTACTGTTTAAGTACTTGAGTTAGTTAGTTTATTAAAATATAATAATATGAAATCAGTCAAACCCTCACAATCTTACATCAATCAAGATCGTGCTTCGAGCCTTCTCAAAAAGTGGGCCCCATTGCTCGATCATGCTGATGAGACAACAGCAGCTATTAAGGACGACCATACACGTTTAAATACCGCTATTCTTCTTGAAAATCAAGAACAATGGTGCTTAAACGAAGCTGGCGGCAACACAGCAGGTTACCAAGGAGCTTTCGGTTCTGCGGCAACTATGAATCCAGGCTTCGGTGGCAAGCCATCAAGCGACTTCTATGCTTCTGGCGATGCTCGTCTTCCAAAGATCCTCATTCCGATGATCCGCCGTACCTTCCCAGAATTGATCACCAACGAAATCGTTGGCGTTCAACCTATGAGTGGTCCAGTTGGTCTCGCGTTTGCTCTTCGTTATAAATACGAATCAGATCCATTAGGTTCCACAAGCCCAGACGGCGGTTACGGTGCTACTTCCAATACCCCACAGGGCTGGACAGTACCATCCGACGGCGTTGAAGTAGGTTATAACTACCTCAATACCGCATTCACTGGTACCTCCGCAAGTTGGTTATCAGCTGGTGCAACCGGCGCAACAGGATCTGATATCTTCCCAATGGTGCAAAATGACAAAGGTGTAGCACAACTCTTAAAGGACTTCGAATTATCAAGTAACATCCCACAAATGGTTGTTGCATTCGAAAAGACCGCTGTTGAAGCTGGTACCCGTCGTTTAGCAGCTCGTTGGTCAGTAGAACTTGAGCAAGATCTCAAGAACATGAACGGTATCGATATCGATAACGAACTCACCAATGCTATGAGTTATGAAATTCAAGCTGAAATCGACCGCGAAATGATTATCCGTATGTGCCAAGTAGCAATCAATGCTGGCTTTGGTGCAGGATATTCAGTCTGGTCGCCAGTTTCAGCTGATGGCCGTTGGTTAGGGGAACGTAATCGTGACTTCTATGCCAAGATTATCGTTGAAGCTAATCGCGTTGCTATCCGCAACCGTCGTGGTGCAGCTAACTTCATCGTTGCTACTCCTCGCGTCTGCGCAATGTTAGAAATGCTACCTGAGTTCCAATGGTTCTCAGTACAAGGAAACGTAAACACACAACCAGTTGGTATCGCGAAAGTTGGTACCGTTGGCGGTCGTTTTAATGTTTACCGTGATACCCGCACAGAAGCACAATATCAAGTCGGCACCCGCGCTGCAGCTCTTGAATATGCTCTTCTAGGTTATAAGGGTACAGAGTATTATGATACCGGTATCGTGTATTGCCCTTACATCCCTGTAATGGTACAACGCACAATCGGACCTAATGACTTTGCTCCAAGAGTTGGCTTGATGACCCGTTACGGCGTCATCGATCATATCTTCGGTGCAAATCTGTACTACCACTTGATCGTTGTAACTGGTCTCGGCACTTCGTTCGTCCCAGGTACACAATCAGTGTTCTTGTAAGATCCGGATAAAAGTATCCATAGTTAGTTTACAAACCCTAGTAGCAATACTAGGGTTTTTTTGTTTATTTTTAACGCACTACCAATTTTTACAGCTAAAATACTTTGCCGTACCTGGTTTAGCAGTAGAACACTTATGACGAGCCCTAAAGGATTTGCGCCGTACAGGGTTTGATTTCTTAATGCGTAAGTTCGGATCCCCATAGTGTACTCTTTTTAGCGTTCCACCCACCCGGGCACAACGCATATATTTCTTATCTGCTCGAGTAGAAGATGTCTGTCCCGTAACTTTAGTACAACGCGCACCTTTCTTTTCCTGTACCTCTACTGGAAATGTCTCGGTGAACTCTTTTAATAGAGATTGCACCTTTGTATCAAAGTTATTAAATAGCATATATTATATTTATGACTCTCGTAAGTATTATTAGATGAGCAAAAAAAAGCGTCCGTCTAAACTCAACTCTCAACATCCTACTAAAGACACTAGTCTTATAGTACACCAAAACGAAAAACTAAACAGACCGATTTTAATAAAGCAGCGACCGGATTTAACAATCCGACAAAAAGAATTTCTTGGAATAGCCTTAGACAATAACACTAAGATAGTATTCCTCTCAGGGCCTTCCGGTAGTAGTAAGAGCTTTCTCGCAACTCTTGCTGTACTAGAGTTAATGAATTTAAAAAAAGTAAGTGATTTAATTTATATCCGTAGCATAGTAGAAAGTAGTGATAATAAAATGGGATTTCTTCCAGGGGACGCGACAGAAAAGCTTTCTCCCTATCTAGAGCCATTAATGGAGAAACTCGAAGAGATGTTGGATACATCCGATATAAACAATCTTCAAAAAGAGAAACGCATTCAAGGTAAACCCACTGGCTATCTCAGAGGATTAAGTTGGAATGCTAAGGGTATTATTATGGATGAGGCTCAGAACTCTTCCCAGAAAGAACTTACCACTCTCTTAACTCGTGTAGGACATTTCAGTAAACTTTTTATATGTGGGGACCCTATGCAATCAGATATAAATGGTAAATCCGGCTTTGATAAAATGTGCAATATCTTTAATGACGACCTTAGTCGTCAACATGGGGTACATGTCTTTTATCTTACCGAAGAAGATATCGTAAGAAGCGAAATTGTAAAATTTATAGTAAAAAAACTCAACTTGTATAACACCAACAAGTAGACGGGCCCTTATAACTTTTTTTTATTGCGGGAAAAATTATATTTTGCCCGTATAATATATAAATAATATTCCTATGAGTTTAAAAGCACTATCTGACTACACCACATACGCAAAGTATGCAAAGTATTTGCCCGAAAAACAACGGCGCGAAACCTGGGACGAAATGGTAGAAAGAGTATTTGATATGCATGCTACTCAATATGCAGAAGCTTTAAAAAACGACGAATTTAAGAAAGAGTTCGACTTTGCCAAGCTTCAAGTACGGAAAAAAAGAGTTTTAGGTGCTCAACGCCTCCTTCAATTCGGTGGAGATCCTATTTTTAAGCATAACGCAAAGGTCTATAACTGTTCCTTTGGATATATTGATCGACCTGCTGCATTCCAAGAGGCAATGTATCTATTACTCTGTGGGTGCGGTGTTGGATTTAGTGTGCAGCATAAACATGTTAAAAAATTACCTAAAGTTGCTGCTACTACAAAGGGTAAGAAGGTATATAAGCCTGAAGATAGCATTGAGGGCTGGGCCGACTGTGTTGGCGTATTAATGTCTTCTTTCTTCTTAAAGCCCACCATGCCTGATTATTTTGGGTATGATATTGAGTTCGACTTTTCAAATATCAGACCTGAAGGAGCATTAATTGCTGGTCAATTTAAGGCCCCAGGCCCCAATGGATTAGCTGACTCTCTTATCCGCGCACGTAAAGTTATTACAAGTCGTCTTCAAAATAAAGATGTTGCTGAACTACGTCCTATTGATGTGTATGATATTATTATGCATTGCAGTAATGCGGTTTTATCAGGAGGGGTACGTCGTTCTGCTACTATTTGCTTGTTTAGTAAAGACGACGCTGAAATGTTAGCAGCTAAAACAGGCAACTGGTTCGAGGAGAATCCGCAACGCGGGCGATCAAACAACTCTGTATTACTCGTAAAGAAGGATGTCACCAAAGCGGAGTTTGATGCATTAATTGAATCGACCAAGCAATTCGGGGAACCTGGATTCGTGTTTGCCGACTCTGAGGATTGTGGCTATAATCCTTGCGTTGAAATTGGTCTATACCCTCAAACCGAGGATGGACGCTCGGGCTGGCAGTTCTGTAATCTCACCGAGATTAATGGACGCTATTGCGATACTGAAGAGAAGTTTTTACAGGCATGTCGCGCCTCAGCAGTAATTGGAACGATGCAAGCTGGTTATAGTAATTTTAAGTATGTCAGTAAGGAAACCAAAGAGATTACTGAAAGAGAGGCTCTTCTCGGTTGTTCGATTACTGGTATTATGGATAACCCTGATATTCTTCTTGCTCCAGATATTCAACGCAAAGGCGCGCAGGAGATCAAGAAGATGAACAAAAAGATCGCCAAGCTTATCGGTATTAACCCTGCAGCGCGTACAACCTGTGTAAAGCCTGCCGGTACTACATCCTGTGTTCTAGGCACTGCAAGTGGGGTTCATCCTCATCATGCTCATCGTTATATGCGCCGAGTTCAAGCAAATCGTAATGAATTTCCTGCTCAGATCTATAAGCAAACTAATCCAGAAGCAGTAGAAAAGTCTGCTTGGAGTGCTTCTGGTACAGACGTAGTAGTTACATTCCTTTGCGAGGTACCTAAAGGTGCTATTGTAAAGAATCATTTAAGTGCAGTTGAGTTACTTGACAAAGTTAAGCTCACTCAACAAAATTGGGTAGAGTCGGGTACTAATAAAGACCTTTGCGCAATGCCTGAGTTACGTCATAATGTAAGTAATACTATTACAGTACGCCCTGAGGAATGGGACGAGGTAAGAGATTATATCTATAGGAACCGTCAGTGGTTTGCTGGTATATCTTTACTATCCTCCTCTGGAGATCTAGACTATGTTCAGGCCCCGCTTTGCACTATTTTAAATGCAAAAGAAATTGCCGAGACTTATGGGGATGCTGCTATTTTAGCCTCAGGGCTTATTGTTGACGGTCTAAGAGCATTTAACGACAACCTCTGGGATGCATCAAGCGCTGTACTCTTTCATAGAGAAAACTACAACAATGTAGGTCAGGAAGATAAAAAAGAGTTCGTACGTAGAGCTACTCAATTCGCAGAACGTTACTTCGAGGGAGATATTCGTAAAATGACTTACTGTCTGAAGCATGTACAGCTTTGGAAGAAATGGCTCGATATTAAACGCACTCATAAAATTATTGAGTGGGGCGAGGTTAAAGAAATAAGCGAGACATTCGTTGATGCAACTACATTAGCAGGTCAAGCATGTGCAGGTGGAGCATGTTTAATATAACCGATTTAAACTCTTTACTCACACGCTACCCTAATGACCCTTACGGTTATTATGACGTGTGGGGAGACCGGCATTTTTGTTACTCTGAAAGAGAATACAATATATTACTACGAAGAGTATATGTAAATGTATTTGTATTAAATGGACGACGCTCTTAAAAAACAGTTAGTAGGTACCTACTGTGTATGCTATAATGTGTCTTATAGTGAAGTATGCTCATTAATCCTTAACATAAAGAGTATTAACACTATAGAGCATCTTCAGAGGTATATGTGCTGTGCTAAAAAGTGTGAACTTTGTCGGCCCGATCTACAAAAGATTATTAATTACTATAGAAAAACTGATACCTAGGTAAATATAGTTATGCGTTATGTATATCTAAGTTTAATATGTCTTTTACTCACTGGTTGTTCTGTAATATCTGGTTTAAAAATGCCAGAAGCTTGGAAGTCTCTCGGTAAAACTCCAGATAAAGCTATTGCTGCAGGAACTACAACTAATGCTGCTATGGGGCAGGTAGTAGATGCAGATAAAAAGTTACAAGATGCTAAATTAAAAATAGAACAAGAGTATGAAAAATTTAGACAAGACCTAGAACTAACTTATAAGAAAAGAGAAGAAATAGATATTAAAAATTTTGATGAAATCAGTAAAGTAAACTATGGTATATATTATGTAACTAATAATGAAAAGAAAGACACGGATATTGATTTTCTTATCGCCCATTTAAGAGCTAAAGAAAATATAGCTCGTTTAGATCAATTACCAGAAGAGATTCGTATGCAAATAAGATCTGAAGTTGATATGGATAAGCGTAAAACTATGGAAGCATTACTTAAAAAATATGAAGAAAAAGTTAAAGAGGGTCTTTTAGTGGCCACAGCTTATGAAGAAGCAACTAAATTAATTCAATTAAAAGAAGATGAAAAACGTAAACTAAGAGAAGAAAATAAAATAACTCTTCAACGTCTTGAAGCAGAAAAATCTGCTGAAATTGAACGAATTAGAAAAGAAACAGAAGCAAAGATTGCATCAGCAAAGGAAGAACAACGTATGGAAATGTTGCGTTGGATTATTAAAGCTTTATCAATTGTAGGTATATTACAACTTGTCGGGGGCTTACTTTTAAAGAGTCCGACGTTTATTATAGCTGGTATTTTTACTCTAGGTATAGCTTATGTTACTATTATGATACCATTCTGGGTAGTAGCATTATCAATGGGAGTTATTATACTAGCTATGGTAATAGTTAATCCTAAAACTGGTAAATGCGATATTTTAAACAAATCAGCCCTCCCTACGGCGCTGCCGAAAGTTCGTAAACGACATTAAGCGTTTTTTCTTTAACTTTACCGGTTAATTGAGCAATAATCTCTTCTCTAGTAGCTACTAATATATTATTATTAATTGAAGGCAAATTAAGATATCCATCATTTTTAAGCTGCTGTAATTCTTTACGGCTTTCAAGTTCAAGCTTTTTAAGCTCGCGAGTATTTTCTGCTTTTTTATTTAATAAATGTAACTTGTTAACAGTCTCGATTGCTCCAGTACTTGCTGCAATTAAACTTGCTAGTCCTGCCATCATTTCTGGGTCTCCAGTTGCTACAGTAATCTTCTGTAACTCTATTATACTCTTAACACTACTTTCTACTAATTCAGCTGAATGCTTTAGTACAAAGTCTTTCATCTCCTCATCTGTTTTTGGAGGAACTACAGGCACACTATTATTAGCAGGAGCTCCTACTGTTTTAGTTACTACCGATGTAGCTACAGTAGTTCCAGCTGGCGGATTTAAACCGGCAATAAACGCATCAATAGAGTCTATAATATTAGCATTGTTATCCGGATTACCAGACACTGGAGGGATATTCACTAAAATATTTATACTAGGCATGGCTTTTTCAAGAGCAGAGTATATTATAAACCTACTATGAAAGAAGTAATCGTAACGGTACAAGGACACGGCACATTCATTATCGCCGCCGATAAGGTAGTACAACTTATCAGTTGGCTTCAATCCAATAAAGCTATTGGGGTAAACGAGAATAACAATAACTTCGGTGGACAAACTTTGTTAAGGGGTTAATATAAAGCTATGTTCCCTGTAACTCTTAAATTTGTAAAAACGCATGAGCTGGCGGTATTACCTAAGTATAACCATAACGATCCTTATACTGGAGATTCTGGGTTGGATGTTACTGCTGTTGAGACGACTATAGTGCCTGCTAAAGGATATGCAGTAGTTCCAGTTGGTCTTAAACTCGCATATGTAACTCCTGGTTACTGGTTCCGGGTTGAAGGGCGTTCCGGCGTCGGCTTTAAAAAGCATATTTTTCCTCATTTTGGTATTATTGATAACCCATACCGCGGAGACATGGGCGTTAAGCTTTATAACTTCGGCACAGAAGATCAAACCTTTAATGCTGGTGATAAAGTAGCTCAGCTTATTCTTTACCCCCTTATTCAAGCCAATATTGAGTTTGCTGAGGAAGTAAGCGAGTCAAAGCGTGGGGAAAAAGGTTTCGGTTCGTCTGATAAAGTTTTAGAAATCGCGAATCCGCCATCACTTAAATAATGTCAATTAGCGATCAGCTTCAAAGTATTTGGGTAGAGAAGTATCGGCCTACTAAGCTCGCCGATATGGTCCTCTCTGATACACTTCGTGCGTTTGTAGAAGAGTGCAGACGTAAACAAGAGATACCTAACTTATTACTAGTAGGTAATGCGGGTACGGGTAAAACCACTCTATCTAAAGTAATCGTTAATGAGATATTAGATGCTCAATACCTTTATATTAATGCTAGTGAGAAGAACGGTATCGATGAGGTACGTACCTCTATTCTTACGTTTGCCCAAACTAAGAGTCTTGACGGTAAACTTAAAGTTATCTTCTTAGATGAATTTGATAACTTTACCGATGCTGGTCAAAGAGCGTTACGTAATGTTATGGAAGAGTATGCGGGTAATACCCGGTTTATTCTTACTGGTAATTATCTACATCGTATTATTCAGCCTATCCAATCACGGTGTCAGGTCTTTACTGATTTTACTCCTCCTATTAAAGAATATGCTAGACGTATAGTATATATTTTACAGCAAGAGAATGTAAAGGTAGCAGCAGATCAAGTAGACCGTATTAAAGAGGTTATCCGTTACTACTACCCTGACCTTAGACGGATTATTAACTACATACAGCGTAGTGTTATTGATAGTACACTCAATCTACAAGTCACCATTAATAATGAGGGATTTGCACAGGACATCCTGGAGAAACTATCGTCTAAAGACGACTTAATGTCTCTACGTAAGTTTGTTATTGAGAGCGAGCAAGTATTCGGTAATGATTATCCTAAACTACTTAAAGACTTATTTAATGCAGTTTATAAGAGCTCTTTACCTGAAGACAAAAAAAGACTTGCATTACTGCAAGTCTCTGAGTCTTTATATAGAAGCGCTCTAGTGATGGATCAAGAAATTAACTTCTTTTCGTGCTTAATTAATTTAAGTACCTTATAAGTCGTTTTCATCGCCCTCTAAGTCATCTATTTCTATATCTTTATCAGCTGCTAGTTCTTGTATAGCTTTTAATCTTGCTTCGTCTTCATTTAATCCGTCAGCAGCCATGTACATTCTAGTAAGCCCATTAACTGTTCTTTCATATTTGTCTAAAAACTCTTCGAGCCCCATAGATCTCATAGTTTGAAATTCTTTAATTGCTACAGGCTGTACTTCACTTACTTGTTCTTTATAGCATTCAGGCTTTATAGAACCATCCTCGTACATACACTCTGGTACAACAGAATTAGTTTCTTCATTCCAGCACTCTGTTTTTACTTTAGATTTATTAGATTCTGGTACTGAA